GGAATAGATGTAGGAAATGAAAAAGGTCTAACTCAACACCTGTTAGCAGATGAAATTTACTTGCATAAAAACTATCAAAAGAGACTGGTACCCGTTAGCTTCGGTTCGTGGCTAAGTCTTGGAGAGAACTTAGACGGCGAGGAAATAAAGGTTAAGACTAAACCTTATAGTGTTAGCTTATTACAAGAATATAGTAATACACATAAAATTGTATATGCTAGTACAGACATGGAGTTGATAACAGAGATGGAACGTATGACGTATACTAAAACGCCCACAGGAGAAATTGTATATAGAACTCTCACGCCCAAGGGTGGAAAAAGAGGAGACGATCACAATACATCAGCCATGCTGTGTGCAACAATGGCATATTTTATGTTAATAGATGGGAGACTTTTCAGCAAGCAATCTAAGCCACTTGCTCGGAGTAGATGGGTTGCTACTTATGGATAAGGAATTATAAATATGACCGATGAACAAATAAGAACAGGAAATAAGCTAGTACAAAAATCAACCGCCTCTTTTTTTGAATTAGGCCCTAGTTATAAATCAAAGATGAATGTCTGGAGTCCATCAGCTGTTGATAGGCTGGCTTTTTCTGACCATAAGACTTTTGCAAACATTATAAGGGACACCAGATTTTACTACCGACATGACTCTTTAGCATCTTCTGTGATAAATAAAATGGTAGACCTAGCTATTAATGATTTAGTTATAGTACCAGAGAAAGTAGCAAGTAAAACTGAACTTCAAATTTTTGACGCTCTAAAAACAGATTTGCTAGAATTTCTAAGATTATCCGCTTTAGAGTATCTAACTACAGGCCTAGTAGTTCCTGAAATTACTCTTACCAGAATAAATCAAACAGAGCTTAGGGACAAAGGAGTTCAACGGATAGACTCTTTACTCTACCCCACAGACATGTGGCTAAGAGATGCTAAAGATATTGAAATAAAAAGACCTTTTATTACATCAAAAGAATCTTACTTCTTAATTATACCAGAGGAAGTAATTCACTTTATTGAGACTAAAGGTATTTATCCAGACGGATCGGAGGATAAAGAGCTATATCAAGAGATTATTAGACTGTATCCAGAGTTTGTGGCTAAAGTTAGAGCCGGAGAAACTAAAATTCTTTTGGATAATCCTCTTATAATAAAGTCCACAACTCTTACAGATTCCCAATATCCAATACCCTACTTGGCACCAGCATTAGAGTCTTTTAAACATAAAAGAAATCTAAAGAGAATGGATTATTCTATCTCTGCCAGAGTTATTAGTGCTATTTTACATGTAACTGCTGGTAGTGATGAATTTCCTCTTACAGAGGATCAAGAAGATTTCTTAGATGACCTGGAAAAGAAATTCAAGTGGAGAGAGAGTATAGGTGGAGAGGATGTTGAACGTGTATTTACTTTGTTTACCAACCATACGGTAGAATTAAATTGGATTTTCCCCGAAGTAGCAGCTCTTCTAGACGATAAGAAGTATGAATCTGTAAATAGGGATATTATTATAGCTCTAGGGTTTCCTAGAATATTAATAACTGGTGAGGCAGAAAGATCATTTGCATCAGACCCAGAGATTGCAACTTTATCTCCTCTAAATACCCTAAAAGTTATGAGAAATAAGCTTTTACCTATAGCTAAAAAAGTATTTGCAGAGATGAGAAATAGAAATACTGGTATCAGTAATTATCCAAATGTTAAATTTAGACCGATAAACCTAATGAGCTTAAGATTGTTCTATGAAGGATTGGATAAATTATATGCAAGTGGGAACTTGGCAAGAGAAGAGTATGCAGAAGCTTATGGATACGATCTATTAACAAGCTTTGAGAAACAGAAAGCAAATGAGGAATTACGTGAAGAAATGGATCTTCCTGAGTTCGCTCCGGTGCCTTTTAGTGAAAAACCAGGTGCAGAACCAGGTGGTGCCCCTACTGGAAACAGAAATCAAAGCAATAAATAGGTATAAAAGAGGTAGTTTATGATGAAAACCGTCACATTCGTTTCACATGATGTACAATTAATATTAGAGAATGATGAGTTAGAAGAGCTTGCAGCTTCAGCTGCAATTTCTTTGAACCCCAACGTGCTATGGGCTAAAGTTGTTCTCACCGACGACGATTATAATGCTAATCGTCAAAGGATTCCTAGAAGTGAGTTTGCAAATGTAATCCGAACAGGATTATTTATGCCATTAAAGATGGCGTATGGGGAAATTCAAGAAGGGCATGATAACTCCTTTCCTTTAGGAGCATTTGCCCATTTGAAAACCGAAGGAAACACAATTCAAACTCTGGTAGCTATTTGGGCCAGAGAGAGAGAAGAAGATGCGTCGCTCATAAAAGAGAGATTTAAGTCTGGAAAACCTCTTGACGTTTCTTGGGAAGTTACCTATACAGATTTTACCGATACTGACAAAGGTAGAGACCTAAAGAATGTCTCAATGAACGCCGCAACTCTAGTTGGTATGCCAGCTTATCAAGGGAGAACTCCCATAATAGCGGTATCAAAAAAAGAAGGAGAAGATATGGACACAATTTCCATTGACAAACACGAACAGCTTCTAAAAGATCAGAAAGATGGCATTGTTGCCGACTATGAAAAGAAGCTGACAGATAAGCAGACTGAGCTAGAAGCGGCTCAAGCTGAGCTAAACGAAGTAAAGCCCAAGGTTGTGGAGCTAGAAAGTTTCAAGACCGAGGTTGAGGCAGAAAGAGCTAAAGCTGCAAAGCTTGAACAAATCAAGAAAAAGTTTTCAGATGCAGGCCTTACAGTAGAAGGCGATTACTTCGAGAAGAAGACTGAGACTCTACTAGCTATGTCAGAAGAAGCACTTGATTTCTTTGTACAAGAGCTTGTAGCTGCTTTGGATAGAAAAGAGGACAAAGAAGATGCGGCTAAAGAAGATAAGCATTACATCTACTAAAGTCCCTAATGTAACTAGAAGTTCTAATGATGATGTTTCCGCCGGAGATATTCTAAAATATCTTAAGGGCGAGAAATCATAATTAAGGAGTAAAAGTAGCTATGGAGATCAATAAATTTACGGATATTATGGGTGTAGTTGTTACACACGATATTCCAGAAGGTAGAATGGTTGCTCTAACTTCCCACAGTTTCGATCATAACTTTGGAAGTAGAGTAGACCTACCTGGAGTTAGACTTCCTGTAGACTCTACAGAAGCTGGTAGAGCTAAGTATTGTGTAACATGGCCCGTAACTAATGCCCAGGCACATGGGCCTATTGCTTTGTTTATCCCTCAACCATCGTTCCCATATTCTTTGAGACCCGGTGGATGGGATCAACCAGCTAATGTACCATTTTCTACTGAAGTTCATTTAACATATCCTGGACACAAGCATGGAGTCACAATACCATCTGGATTTTTGGCTCTTGCTTTTGATCGTGGTGTATTCACAGTTCCTTCGGGACACTTTGTTTATTCTTCTGATCTTGAGGTTCCTGGTGCGCCACTTGAGGTTTTGAACGTGGCAGATGACACATTAGCCGACGCAGGGAAGCTTGCTTACAACTCAGCTGGTACGATTGCGGTTGTAGAGCGGTACTATCCAGATGAAAATAAGCTAACGTTCCGTACCCTATAAAAAGGAGTGAATTAGAATATGGACGAAAAGAGAATACTACAAGCTTTAGCAGCTCTGATGAAAGACAGAAGTCAGAGAGAAGCTTTAGCTGAAATTATTGTGGAATACGTCCAGCCTAATCATCTTACAGAGGAGTTCACTAGAGGACTTCTAAATACTCGTAGACTATCCCCAGGCGACAGCTTGGTAAAGAAAGTTAGAAAAGGTATTGAAGTTAGAACTCTAGTTCCTGGTGCTGTACACCTAGCCAGTGAGATTACAATCTCAGAAAGAATGAACTTCATCCTAGATGGGGCTGACGTAAAAGTAACTGCAAACTTGTGGGAACTGGAAAGAGGAGAAATTGGAACTGTTTCGGATATTAGAAGAGAAATGGCAGCTAAGCTAAGAGACTTCTATATTGTCAAGCTGTTCACAGCTTTGACAACTGTCTGGAACGCTGTAAATACTCCTAATAACTATACATCAGTAGGTGGGCCTATTACTGATACTGTTCTAGAAGCTGCTATTGATTGGGTAAACCAAAATACATCAGGAGTAAGAGCTGTTATAGGTATGAGATCGGTTATGACTCCTATTACTAAGTTTGGTGCCTTCTGGTCAGATGGTACAAAT